ACGCAGCGACGAGTTGACCGAGTTCCGTTTGGTTCGCTTTACACCAACACTACCGTTTCATCGTCTACGGTTATTTACAATCTGACGAATAGTGGTTGGAGCGCGAGTGATGGTATGGCGTTGGGAGTGTCCCAAAGTTCGCTGATTACCGCTGGTGAAAAAACGGTGGCTCAAGGCGGCGCAAGCGGGTTGCAGATAGTTAAGCGGCAAGCGGGCAACGATTCGGGAACAGGCGATAATTTAGCCGCACACATCACCAGCACTTACAACACCGGCTATATGCTGGGTGACATTCGGTTTGCTGGGTTGGCCGGTAGCGGTGAAAGCGGAGACATTGCCGCTGACCGTTCTGTTAAAGCACACACGCTGACAAAGCACGGAACCGGTATAACCGACCCAGTTGTCGCGACCGATGCGGAACTGCGTGGAATTACTGGATTTAGCGCATCAAGTTATTTAAGCAAAGCATACACATCCGACTTTGATTTTGGGACGGGCGATTTCTCGATAATATTTTGGTGCAACTTAACTTCTACCTCTAATACTGAAGCAATAATCGCACGGTACGCGCCTGACGATGCGTCGCCAGATTGGCTGCTTGCAAAACACAGCACCGACACAATCAAATTTTTTACAGACGGTGCAAATGCCATATCAACCGCAAGCGCAGTTAGTGGCCGATGGGCGCAAGTATGTGTTTTGCGCCGAGGTTCTACTGTTGAAATTTACGTAGACGGAAAGCTGGATGGTAGCGGGACAAATTCAGCAAACTTAACAAACACAAGCGCGGTGTTGGGTATTGGCATCATTCCTACAAGTTCAGTATCAAACCCGTTAGCAAGCACTTCAAGTCTCTCCCTCGTTCGCATCAGCGCAACCGCACCCACGCCGCTGCAAGTCAAAGAAATGTATGAGGCAGAGTGGCCGTTGTTTCAAGTGGGTGCGAAGTGTCTGCTAGGTTATTCTTCCGAGGTGAGTGATTTGGCATACGATAAAGGTGCTGACCTTCTGTATGTTCCCACTCAAAACACAAGTGCCGGTGCTGGTGTTGGTAGTGTTTTTAGGGGTTTGGAAAAAGTTCAAGCACTAGACAGTGCAGCCGACTTTGGTCATTCCGGTGGAAGCGTGATTCTAGAAAACATTTCTGCCGCAAACGGAGTTGTTGCAGTCGGTAGCGCGGCTCACGTTGGTGTGAATCTCCCAGCAATAGACGTTCGCGGCGACATTAACACCGCCGATAGCAAGCTGCCAGACGACGGGAAAATTCACTTTAGCGCAGCAATAGATGACGGAGGTTCTGCAACGCCAACTGTCATTGGTGTTTTGCCAATTGCTGAAGGCGATACATATCTAATAACTGCGCGAGTGTTTTGTAGAAAATATGTAGATAACTCATCAAACATACGCGCTAGTTATGTTATTAAGCAGAGGGTCAACAGACCGGTCGGAGGAAACGCTACTGCGAATACTCCGTTAAGTGTTTTGCGAGATGAGGGAACGGCTTCGATGGATGCGGTATTCAGCGCAGATACCGGCAGCCAGCAAATACGATTGACAGTTACGGGTGTTGCAAACAATCGCTCAATTTGGACTGCGGAATTAGACGTTGAGCGCGAGTCCGAAAAACAATACGAACGATAGGAATTTAAAATGGGATCAGAATTAGAAGTTGGTAAGTTAACAGTAGAGAACGCTACGCTTGGCCGTGGATTTTTTAAAAAGGCGGGAGCGAAGTCTGTCGAAATTGGTGCAGGTGGAACTGGCAGCTATGTGGGTTATGACTCTAGCGGTTATCTAGAGTTTGCCAGCATAACCGGCGTAGATGCGGCGGGGTATTCGGCGAAGATGAAGATAGACAGCACCGGCGCAGTCAGCATCCCAAGCGCAGCCGGTACTCAGATTGCCTTAACGGTCAAAGGCGGCAGTAACTTGGTTGACCATATAGCATTAAACTTAACCAACCAAGCTGGAGATACCGGAACGAATATTCGAAATAACGGTCAACTGTTCGCAACAGCTTTGGCCACGTTCAGCGGTGGAATAGCGTTCGGCCAAACCAATTCTGCCGCTGCTGGGGTGTCGGATGACTCAACGACTCTCAGCCACTACGAGTCGGGTAGCTGGTCACCGACTCTTTACAAGGGAACCATAGGAGGAACACTAACACAGCACACGGGTGCTTCAGTTTATGGCAAGTACGTTCGGATAGGTAATTTGGTTTGGATTAGTTTCTATATTTTACAAGGCGCTGGAGGAACACAATCAGCGTCGGGCCAATGGGTTGTAAAAGGTTTGCCATTTACCGTCAAAGAAGGTGCTGCCGCTGGTCATCAAAGCATACCTTCAAATTACTTTCAGCTTAACGGCACAAACTTCTTCAACGCATCCCCACACCGATGGCAAGCAAATGCAACTGATGCGCTCCAGATGTACGGCACTCAAAATGCCACAGCTTGGTCGTCAGGTGCTATGGAGTTTGGCGGAAGTGGCGTTTTACATATAGACTATTGATAATATGAGTTTGGAAAAAATAACAGAAATTGGCGAGATGAACGTGGGTGCTAACTCCGTCATTTCGGTTCGGAAAGACACCGTTATTAAAGACGATGGTGCAGAAGTTAGTCGTAGTTTTCACCGGCACGTTATCGCACCAACTGATGACATCAGCGGCGAAGATGCGCGGGTGCAAGCAGTAGCTAATTCACTTTGGACTGACGAGGTGAAAGCGGCATACACCGCAAGTCTACCGGCTGAACCGACCGAGGGAGGCGAATAATGATTCGCAGCACCGACATTCAACCCGATACATACAAGTCGGGCCAATACTTGAGGCGGTGGAGTATCAGCGAGAACGGCCAAGCGGTATGCGTGGAAGACGCTTATCCCGTAGCTGATACAGAACAAGCCACACTCGACGCGCAGAGCGAACGCAACGCCAACATTAAATTTAAACTGGCAGACGTTGAAGCGCTTGAGGCAGCGCGGCTAGTTCCAGAACCAAAAGGCGACGTTCCCAAGACCGTCACCGAAACGGACATTGACGGCAACGAAACGGAACGACCGTATCAAGCGTGGGCTGAATACGATTTGGCACAAACAACAATAGCTGGTGCAACAGATTTGACGAACGCCTTTGAAGTGGTTCGCAAAGGCAAGCCGAGCGAGACGTTGCCGGTAATGGTGGAAGTAGAACGACCAATACTGGACGAGGAAGGCAATGACACTGGAGTCGTTGAGGTTGTTGAGGAAGTGGATGAGGAAGCTGATCCGGTTGCGAACCCAGCATACGCTGAATGGCAAACTGCTTGGACAAGCGTGAGTACGTTGAATGACTAATGTTCTTGACCATGTCGCACTTGAAGGGGTCGCACAGCAAGCAATTGGTCACTACGGGTGGATGGTTGTTGCGGCTTTTTGTGCGCTTTTGTTCAAGGACATCTTGTTTAACTTCGCTCAAGGTTTGTTGATCTATTACGGGTCAGATTTTGAAAACGATGAGGTTTTGTATATCAGTGGAAGACAAGCGCGAGTTATCCGAATGGGTATATTTAGTTGCACGTTTTTCCTTACTGACAGACAGACCAAAATGATCGTGCCTTGCAGTCAACTAAAACAACTAACGGTAGAGAAGAAACTGCCGGTGAATGGTGGTGCGGAATATCTTCCAAAAGGAAACGAGAAGGGTGCGATGAAAGTGGAGGTAGTTGAGAGTGAATAGAACGGATAAAATAACACTGGGTATATTCATTGCGGCACTTGTTTTCATTGTCGTGATGAGTAGTGGATGCAAGTCGCTCCCCGGCAATCTGGAAATAGACACTCCATTTTTTGACGTTGAGTATGAAGGTGCAAAAGAATGAATTTAGACGACCTAAAAACGGGCATTGCATCACTGGTTGGCATTGGCAACTGGATGATTGAAATTGATCTGGTTTTAAAAGTCGGCATTTCACTTGCATCGTTAATTTACATAATTTTGAAGATTAGAGAACTTTTAAGGAAATAGTTATGCCACAAGGACGAGGAACTTATGGAAGTAAAGTGGGCCGCCCACCGAAAACAAAACCCGCAACGAAACCCATGCGTTCAGCAAAGAAAAAACGTAAATAAAATTTTTTTATAATGCTTACTAGCAAAACATTCTGGACTGGAGTCACTGGCGTCATTGGTGCGCTGGCTGGCTATCTCACTGGAGAGTTGGAACTTGGCGCGGCTATAAATGTTGGCATCACATCAGCATTGGCAATTTTTGTCCGCCACGGAATCTCCAAAGTAGAGAAAAGAGTTTAATGGGGATAGTCGGTGCATTGGTCGCGCTACTCCGAGCCGTTCCGTCCTTGGAGCGGCTTTTTTTAAAAGTACACGACCAACTGCGCGAAGCTAAAGCCCAACGCCGATACAATGAAAAACTGGATAAAATTGACACTGCCATTGCTAATGCTAGGGGCGGTGGGATGTCAGACAGTAGAGTATCGGGAACTGAATGGAGTCTCGACGTTGACCGAACACCCGCAGTTTCCAGCGGCGGCACAGTCCGCGCCAGAGTGGACGAGGGAAGCGTTGAGAAAAGTGGCGGAACTGGAGTTTGAGTTGGAAAGGAAATAGTGCCAATAGTTGAACAAATGCAAGATGGCGACGTTGGGTTTGCTGGAGTGAATATGCGGCTTGAGCCGGGACAACTCCAGCCGGGCTTTGTTGCGTCTGCCAAAAACAAACGGTTCAACAACGGAGTAGCCGAACCCCGCTTTGGCATTAAAAAAGTCATGTGGGCAAATCCGAAAAATTCCGGTACTGCGCCCAATGTGGGGCTGGACGATTACACTAACGTAAAAGGAGTCGGCACGTTCAACGATCCCAACGGCAACAACTGGTTACTCATCGCAACGCAGGAAAAAATATATGCGGTGCGCGAAGGCAACCCCACAAAAACTCTCAACACCGGAATGTCCAACACGGCGGACTGCACATTTGTCCAGTGTTTTAACAATGTGATTCTGTTCCGTGGAGAGGATTTGTCGCCTCTCCAAATGTCCGACATTAACACTGGATTTGTGGCAGTTACCCAAACGTCCAGTGACACGGCAATAGATGAAAATGACTCGGACGGAACCGAGACAATCCCCAACGCCAACAACGGCATATTTTTCCAAAACCGACTTTTAATCCCGCACTCCCGCGACTTGGTAGCGGCCAGTGATTATTTGAACTACACACGCTACCAGCCAGTGTTGTCTAATTTTAGAGTTAACCAAGGTAGTGAGGATTCGCTAATAGCACTCTGGAAATTTGATGCGTCCACGATTCTTTGTTTCAAGGAATCCAGTGTGTACGCGGTGCGAAACATTTATGGGAATTTAGCCGACATATTTTTGGATGAGATTAGCCGGGGATACGGGCTAAAGTCGGCTAAAGCCGTGGTGACGGTAGGTAAAGATATTTGGTTTTTGAGTGACCAACGCGGTGTGGTGAGTTTGGCAGTTAGTGAGTCTGGAAAATTGCAAGGCGTGGATGCGCCGGTTAGCGAACCAATCCAGCCACTTATAGACAGAATCAACTGGGCGTACGCTGATAAGTCTGCCGCCGCTTGGCACAACAACAAATACTATTTAGCAGTCCCAATAGATGGTTCCACCACAAACAACGCAATACTGGTTTACGATTTTAGAAACCAAGCGTGGAGTGGGTTTGACCAATCCAGTGAAATCAACGGGCTAACTGATTTTGTCACCTTCAAGTACCTTGGGGCAAAGCGGTTGTTCTTCATGGCCAACGGATTTCTAAATCTCTACGACGACCCCAACCTATCTGGATTTGTAGATGAAACAGTTAACACATCCAATAATACCAGCCGCAACATTTCGCACACGCAAATTTCAACTGAACTACTAACCCGTGGATACAAATGTGGAGCCGAAGACATGAAACGGTTCCAGCAAGCAAATGTCACGGTTTCCACAAATGGTGTGGTTGGTGGGTCTGGCGGCATAGACATAACTGCGGTGTTTGACGGTGTGGAGGAAACACACGCACTGGTTACGGACAAACGATTTGACCGGGCTAAATACCACCAGCCATTTGATAAAGCAGACTTTCCAGAGGACAACTCCAACGGCGAATATCTTGTGGCATTTAGAGAAGACTACTCCACAGACATTTCTTCTACGGCAAACACAGTCACGGCGACTGCCTCTGCAATAGACGGAGACTACACAAGTGGGGGTGGAGTATCTGTTAGTGCAATAGCAAAGCGCATTCAGAAAAACACTCAAATTACGTTTGCAACAACCGGGGGCGTGTTGACTTTGAGCGCAGACGCGGCGGCTGGAGCAACCGCTTTATTTGGAACAATCGCAAGCGGCGGCATCTCCGTCTCCACACCAACTGGAACATACGAAAGCATTGATCTTGGTTCTAACGGCATCAACCCCGACATACACCAAGAATCTATCCAAAAAAATCGGCTCAACAAATCGGGCCGATACGCACAACTAAAAATTTCAAATGATTTGGGACGCGCAAAGGTGGTTGGAACCGCCGTTAGTGCGCTACCCGGCAAAACAATGGTAACAGAACGAGTATGAGTTTAAGTGTAACAGTAACACCCAACGAAACATTTCCAGACGATAGCAACGTGACGCGGGCAATGTTGCGGAATGCAGCAAGTCCCACCGTAGCCGTTAGCGGGAGCGTAAGTAATTCTGACTTGGCTTCTGGATCGGCAGTGGCTCTTGAAAAACTTGTCGGCGTAACGGAGGGGCAGATATTGGTAGGAGGTTTGGTAGCTCATGCTTCTGGCGGCTCCAACAAAAAGATTGCCGCAGTCACTCCATCGTCAAATGCGTCAGTCACGGCTGGAGGCGAGATAACCCCAAGCGATTTAACGATAACAAAAGCCAAGCTAGAGAAGTCTGACGCAAACAACATCATCAATGGGCAGGACGAACTAACAAGCGTTGCGTCTGGTGATTCAGTTCTACTTTACGACGCTTCGGCAACCTCTGGAGACAGACTAAAAAAAGCAACTGTTTCCAATCTGCTAAACGCTGGGGTTAGTTCTACCAGCCAAGATGTAACTACTCATTCGGTAGTTAGCGCAACCGGCGCAGTGACTATTGATTTATCTGCAAACCCAATACAAGTGGTAGAGATAAACACTTCTGGAGTCACAGTTACTTTCAATCTCAGTAATGCACCTTCAGATGGAACAACTGCTTCAACTGTCCAAGTGCGAATCAAAGCCACTTTTGGAAGTAGCACAGCAACTCTGGCGTTTAGTGGTTCGCCCACATGGACGTTCTTAAAAAACACGCCGTCTGTTATTGCCGCCGGTAAAGAAGCTATATTGGCAATTACCGCATTTAACGACAAAGCAATAGCTGGATACGCAGCATCGTGAGTCTATCTTCACCATCGTTTGTTGCCATGCTGGAAGATACGTCTGGCACGGTTTCCAGTGGGTTTGCTTGGTTGTCTCATTCGGACGCAACCGTTGTTGCTGATGAAGGGACTTCAGTCACTTTCACCGTCATCCACAACCAATCCAGTGTGACATCAATAGTCTGGCAGAGTTCCGAAACAATAGATGGAACATATTCAGATTTAGCCAATAACAGTGATGCGTTCAATACAGTTAGTGGCGCAGACACGCTATCGTTGACGTTGAGTAACGTGGATGATGATGGGGAGAAATATTATCGGTGTAAAATTGTGCATAGTGCCGTTAATTATTTTTCAAATGCTTCTAGGTTAATTGTTATAGATGATTGAAAACAAGGACATAGCACCCGGCGCAGTTACCGAACCGAAGTTGTCAAAAAACCTTCGGCTCAAACTCGCCAATTTGGAGAAGGGCCAATCCGCCCAACTCCCGATTGTCCAGTCGGACGGGTCTATGGCATACAAGGCTATTGGTGGAGATGCCACTTTGGCCGATGACGGAACGCTAACCGTTACAACTACAACCACCACAACTGGTGAAACGGTTCAAGGGCCAGCCGGGCCAGCGGGAGTTGCCGGGCCAGCGGGTGCAACTGGAGCGCAGGGTGCAACTGGCCCAGCGGGTAGTGACGCAAACGTGACTGCCGAGAACGTGGATGGTGCGCTTGGGTTTACTGGCTCCACCGCTGGATTTGTTAAACGAACGGGTGATAACGCTTTTGACATAGACACAACCGTTTATGAGTCTGCGTTTTCTAAAAACACTGCATTCAATAAAGACTTTGGGACTGCGGCTGGAGATGTGTGTCAGGGCAATGACAGTCGTTTGTCAGACTCCAGAACTCCTAATGCCCACAAAGCATCACACGCCACTGGGGCGGCAGATGCAATCGCCCCAAGCGACATAGGTGCGGAACCAGCATTCACCAAGAACACCGCACACAATAAGAATTTTGGCAGCACCACTGGAACGGTTTGTCAGGGAAACGACAGTCGGTTAAGTGATGCGCGGACTCCAGTTTCACACAACCACGACGACCGATATTACACAGAAACAGAAACCGACTATTTTCTATCTGGTAAAGCCGACAGCGGACACAACCACGACGGAATCTACTCTGGAGTGAGTCATACTCACAATGAGGCAAACACAGTTTCCGCTGGGTTCATGCCAGCAAGTGACAAGTTGTTCGTAAACAATTTATCAAACAAAGTATCGGTACAAACTACTGGATCGACTGCTGGATTTATTGGCATCAATGATACGTCACCGTCATATCAATTGGATGTAAATGGAACTGCTAGGTTTACCAGCGCTGTTAAGTTTGGTGGATACACATTTCCAGTGTTTGATGGAGATGCTGGCAAAGCATTAGTTACCAACGGAAGTGGATCGTTGTCCTTCAGCAACATTGCAGTCGCAAACGTCACTGGACTCGGTGACTCCGCAACCAAGGATGTTGGAACTGGGTCAACAAATGTTGCCGCAGGAGATCACACGCATTCAACTGCAACCGATAGCGTAAACGGGTTTATGTCCAGCACAGACAAGGACAAGCTGGATGGCATTGATGACTTTGCAAACCTCTATGTTTTACCGGAAGGCACAACTACGGTAAGGGGTGGATATACTATTGAAGAATTACAAGACATTGTTGGTGCAATGTTCACCGGCAACACTGAAACCAACATCACTGCGACCTATCAAGACACTGATGGGACGATTGACTTGGTTGCGTCTGCGTCAGGGAGTGGCAGTGGAACCGTAAATTCTGGAACGGAAACAGAAGTTGCAATTTACAAAACCAGTACAAATACAGTAGACGGCACAGACCAGTTGTTTGTTGATGAACCAAACGACCAAGTCACTGTAAAAAATGAACTTCAAGTTAACACTGATCCTACAAGCACTGGTCTAGCTACTAATTCATACCCTTTATATGTAAACGGCAACATAAAAGCGACAGCGTTGTACGACAAAAGCAGCACCAGTTATTATTTAAAACCCGCAGGAGACACAGACAGTGTTGCCGCCCAAATTGGCGGTGCGCTTTTTATGACGGCATTGAATAACAATGTTACTCCTGCCACTGGATTTGCTGGAATTTTTTCAAAACTTGATTCGTCTACAAACCCAAGAGTGTTTGCCAGTGACGGGTCTAATATTTCTCAAATATCACCTCACGACGAACACGGAAATTGGATTCACAATTCGTATAGTTTTGCGGACAAAAAACGCACCATTGTCAACATGACTGAACTGGTGAAAGCAGTTGAGGAACTAGCGGGGCGTAGCTTTACAACGGAGGAATTTGACGAAGAATGAAACCCAAACTCGGCAGAATCATAAAAATAGAAAACGACAACCCAAAATTTGGCGCGTTGAAGTCGTATAATTTTCTGCGAGTCAAGGACAACTGGGGAGTTGAGATGAATCTGATGTTTACGGATCGTCAATTACTGGAAGCGGAAAAACGTGCTGCCAAAAATCCAGAAGACATAGTGAAGAAAGTCACTTTTAAACAATGGCTGAGAAGCTAACACCAATCCAGCAAGCCAAGAAAAGCCATGAAGAAAGCAGCATCACATCGTTTGAACAAGATTTGGTCTGGCATCTCCACAATGCCTATGTCTGGTCAGGCGACGACGCATTCATCATGGGCCGACCAATGCCGCGCTCCAAGGTTGAGTCAGAGGCAGCTACAACAACCACATATCCACTGGAAGAATGTGACACTTGGTTCGTCTGGCGTGGGGCTGGGGAAGGTGCGCTTGCGAGATTTTTGGAAGTCGCGCCATTCAAATTGCCGTATGTGGCATGGCATCGTAGAGGCGATCAGTTAAAAATTTTTAAATGGAAAACTTACGAACGAAAGGTAAACAAATATGGGAACAAAAGTAAAAGCACCGGCTCCAAGAAACTACGGGCAGGAGACACGCGACACGCTTCAAGCCCAAGTTGACTTGGCTCCAGAGTTGTATGCGGCTGAAGCCGAGTTTCGTCCCAAATACAGTCAGTTAGACGTAGACATTGCAAAGTCCACGACTCCACAACTGCTGGATTTATACGAGACGACCCAAGACCGACTGGGCGCAATGGACAGACGCAATTTGGCCGCGCAACGGGAGGGCGACATTGAGGCGATTGAACAGTTAGGTGGACGAGCGAGAGCCGCGCTGGATGCAGCAAATCCAGAACAGGCCGCACTATTGGCTGAACTAAACCGACAGGCCCAAGAAGATTTAGCCGCTGGAGGTAATCTCTCTGCATTTGAACGCCGAGAAATCCAGCAGTCAGCACGGGCTGGACAAGCCGCTCGCGGACTAGGCTACGGACTGGGAGACGCCGCAATTGAAAGTTTGGCCCAAATGCAGGGTGCGTCTGCACGACGCCGCGAACGCCAAGGATTTGCCCAGTCAATGGTTGGACTCAACCAAGCAACTGGAGCCGACCCATTCATGGCAATTCTAGGTCGTCCGAGTTCCGTGTCTCCAGCGATGGCAGGAGGCGTGGTTGGGCAAGCGCAAGGCTTCAACGCTGGACAAATGTTCAGTCCAGAATCCGCATACGCACAAAACATTTACGCTGGAAACCAGCAACAACAACTAGCCGCACGAACCGCGAGCGCAGCCAATCGAGCCGCCATGTTTGGTGGAGTTATGAAGGGACTGGGATCGTTGGGCGGCGGCTGGCTCGCAGGGAGATAATAAAATGGCTAACTATTTTTCACAGTATCAAGGGGGAGGCCCAGCCGCGTTGCCGCCGGGCTATATGCAAGCTGCCACAGCACCGGGTAGGTATTTGGCGGAAGGATTTGAAAGCCTTGGCAATAGTATTTCAGAAGGACTGGAGAAGTATCGTAAGAACAAAGAGAAGCGAGAGATACTGACAGAGAAAGGAGAGTTTGTAGCCCAACAAAAGATGCAGGATTTAGCATCGTGGGTAGATGAAGACCCCCAACGCGCCGACACTCCAGAATACGAGCAGAAACTTAAAGACGTTCAGAAGTTCAGCGAAGGTATTGCTGAAATGCCACTGGGTAAATTAGAAGCCGCCATTTCCAACTACTCACTAGAACAGGAAATAGAGGGAAGACGATTTGCACAAGATATGGAAGCTCGACGCTTGGGTATTGCAGAAGGAACCAGAGCGGACGCGGTTGAAGACCGTGAAACTAGGAGGGAAAGAGAGGCGGCGTTTACGAAAGGGTTGCAGTTGTTGGGTCAAGTTCCAACGACAAAAACTGAAGAATCTCCCGGCTACTATGGTTATGTGGAGACGCCGCAGCAACCAGCAACTCCAGCGGCAGTGGAGCCGAATCCGAATCAATCTGTTGTTGATGAAATTAGGAAGACTTACGGAAATCTGCCCGCAGACGAAGTATTAAAAACAAGTAAAAAAGACACCGCCGCACTAATCGCGCAGACTGAAAAAGAATTGTCTGATATGGGGGCAACAAAAAATTCGGCGGGTGATGTTGATGTAGATGAAAAAGCAGTGTTTAGGAGTTGGGATGATTTTGGTAAAAAGAAACCAATCAACCTCATAGTAGCTCAAAGAAAGAAAGCTGAAGAATTATATAAGGTTTTAGCAGATGCACAGAACAAACAAACTATCTTAAACACTCTTGGAGAAGAAGACATAGTTCCGACGCTACCACCAGTCAGAATTCAAATGCCCGAAGTGGAACCAGAATACAAATTCTTTCCACCCACAACGGAAACCCGCGAACTAACTCCCCAAGAACGCTACTCTCAAATTCAAAAAATCACGGCAGAATATGGGCCGCAAATGGGCGCAGAATTGTTGGGTAAATTTAGGAACATCACAACCCAGTACGATCCAAATGCGCCGTCGCCAATTCGTGAAACGGAAGGCCCAAGCGGGCAGCAATACTACTACAACGTGGAGTCTAAAGCGTCTGGATTAGTGCCGAATAAAAACACCATATCTTCCACAGAACGTGCGGGAGATAAGAGGATAGCGTTTAGTAAGGCCCAAGCGGCGAGAAAAGAATATCTCAAAGCTGAAGCTGACCATGATAAAGCAATTGAAGAACTAGGGGTATTACGATCAGAAAACGAAACGCCCGCTAGAATTAAAGTAGCAGAAGATAAAGTGGCGCGAGCTAAAGCTAAACTAGACAAGGTAACTAATCTTGGCACATACGATCCACTATCTGAACAATTCATTCTCGAATAATGCCAAAAATACTCATCAAGGGAGTTGGCACAGCAACTTTCCCCGACGAGATGAGTCGGGAGGAAATCCAAGAAGCCATTCAAAAGAACTTCGCTCCACAAATTGCCGCCATCAAGGAGGAACAACGGCGACGGGAGTTTGAGGAAGCCCGTGAAGAAGCCCAGCAAAAGGCAGACGAACAAGGATTCATAACCAGTTTTATCCAAGGGGTTGGGCAAGCCAAAGACGACTTCGTGCTGGGTAAAACTTTGCTGGAGTTGAGCCACGGCGAAGCACAACGGCTTCTGGAAAAAGAATACCAAGAATGGAAAACCACGCCGCAAGCCGATGAGGCCAGTCTGTTAAGTGCAAGAGGATTTGGAAACGTATTGGGTCAGGCTGGTGTAACCATTGCCCCCACGATTGGTGCGGGCGTTGGTGCGGGCGCAGTAACAACTCCACTTGGAGGACTCATTGCCGCTGGAGCCACAGCATCCAGCATTCAAGCTACGTCTGCTAAAGGCGCAACTTTCAAAAACGACTACATCAATTTGCGTCACCAGCAAGACATGGCTGGGACACCAGACTTAAATGCCGCCTATGAAACTGCCCGCGACACATCCAACAAATCTGCCGTAATCGCTGGAGGCATAGCTATTGCATCTACCGCAGTGCCGGTGGGTAAGTTTGTGCCGATGGGTTCCAGTGTGAGTGGCACGGTTGCGAAGAAGGTTGGAGCCGAAGTTGCATTTGATTCTGGATTAGGTGCGGCTGAATCTTTAGCCAGTGATGTGTATGCCGAATCACAGGGAGTTGAGCGCGGGAACATTTGGGAGAATGCGCTGAAAAGTGCTGCGGCGGAAACGCTTGTTGGTGGGCCATTTTCTGCACTGCGAGGACGAGAATATTTTAGAGAAGCATACAAACAAAAAACTGATGCGTTTGTTGCCGACCAACTTGCACCGCCAACGCAACGCGCACTTCCAGCCCCACCAGAACGCCTTGGATTGCCGTATGATGAGCCGGTCGCCTTGATTGGAACTGATCCGCTCTACGACCCAACCGCTGGAACCCCACGGCTAACTGGCCCCGACCTAACCGCACCCTCCAGATACCTACCCGGCCCAACGGAAGTGCCGCCAATGATACTGGGTGGGCCAATCATAGACGCAGACACGGGACAAGTGCTGGATTCAAGCACAATTCCAAACGCCCCAACTGCGCTTCTGGATGAAAACGGTAGAGTAATTGACCTTGGCGACCAGAACGACGCTGGGCGAACTGCTGCGCTGGATGTTGAGAATAGATTTAGCGAGCGCGTGTCTAATAAGCGCACTGATCCAGAGGGTGGTAAGTTAGGATTTAGAAGAACTGCCGAAGACTTTATTGATACAAAGCCTCGCGATCCTGACGAAGACGCACCAACCCCAAAAACTCCACGGGTAATTACTCCGACAGAGCCGCCGCAACCACCGACAACTCGTACATATCAAGAGGGGTATGAGGACATATTTAGAACCTTCACAATAACTCAAGAAGCAGCAGACTTTTACAATCAAGGTGCAACGGAAACAACAATCACTTCTCCACAAGGGCGGATAAAAATTGCTAGTGGCGTTGACAATTCTCCGAACAAAAACTCTGTCGTTGATTTTGTAGTTTCAGAAGACAAAAGGGGGCAAGGCCACGGCAAAGCATTGATGGCAAAAGCAATGGAGTTATTTCCAGAATTGGGAGGACAAGTTTCTTCATTATCAGCGTTAAAAATTGCCTATGACGCTGGGAGGCGACCCGCGACAAAACCGGAAGCTACTTGGGAACAGACCAAAAAAACATACGAAGATTCTGATCCAGAATCGGGTGGTTCAATAAACATGAAAGCCCCCGAAAAACCCGATTCACCGGAACCAGAAATAGACAAGGGGGAACAACTACTATTTGAATTTAAGGAAGCGGTTAGAGGACTGGGCGGACGGGTCAGCATGGGCGTTGATCCAGTGGCGACATGGAACTTGTTTAAGTCATTGGTTAAAATGGCTGCGTACCATGTCGAAAACGGAGCCAAGTCTGCCGCTGATTTTGCAAAGCGCATAGGCGTAAAACTGACGGATACCGTAAAACAAGCGTGGGACGATGCCACAAACAAAGTGGCTCGCACTCCAGAGGAAATACCACAAAAGGTGGTGGATGATTTGACGGGGGCTAATAAAACAACCCGCGCCACTGAAACCAGAAAAACTCTTGGTCAAATGGTGGACGAAAAACTTTTCTCTGCCAGAGCTAGTCTCAACCTCCAAGACCCCGACTCAACTGCCAATCAAACCATTCGTAGATTAGTAGACCGATTCGTAGACCTTAAAATCCTGCAACGCACAATCGCCGCTGGAAAAAAGATTCCAGACACAATGAACGCCTATCTGCGAATGGAACATTTACAAGACCGGGTAGGGTTCTTGAAAAAGGAACTGGATGAAAAAGTGATGGAGCCGTTGTTGGCAGAGATGAAGCGACTCGGCATCACTAACGATCAATTCCACGAATACCTTCACGCTCGCCACGCGGAAGAAGCTAATAAGCGTATTGCTGAGATCAACGAGGCAATGCCAGATGGTGGGAGTGGTATGACTAATGAAGCTGCTGAAAATAAATTAAAGGCGTTTGCCAAAAACGGTCAACTTCCAGCGTTACAACAGTTGGAGAAACAGATTCGTGCCATGCTCCAGTCCAAGTTGGATTTGGAACTTGAGGGCGGATTAATTGACGAGGCGAACCACCAAAGGCTCTCCACTTTTTACAGCAACTACGTTCCGCTGAACCGGGAAGGTACACAATCCAACCACATTGAAAGTGGAAACCGAGCGTTCCGTGGACACAAAAAACGCAAAGGCAGCGGCAAAGACGTAGTAGACATTCTCTCAAACATTTTCAATCAATACTACAACACCATTGAACAAGTTGAACGCAACCGAGTGTTGGCTTCACTGGAACAACTGGTGACGAAGTTTAAGAACGATGTTGTGGCTCCAGCCAAGCCCACATTGAGTCCAAAATTTAATCAAGAAGGTAAGGTTGTGACTGGGGTTGATCCGCGCTGGAAACAAGACCCCGAAATAGTCAGCTACTTCATTGCTGGTGAAGAACGCTTCCTCCGCGTTCGCAATCCACACTTAGCCAGAAACCTCAACAACGCTGGGTTTGGTTCACTCAACAAAATTGTCCAGTACATGGGAGCGGGCAACAGATTCCTCGCGCTCATCAATACGCAGCTTGCACCCAGCTTTGTCATTCCCAACTTCCTACGCGATCTTCAGACTGCACAAGTAAACCTAACTGCGTCCGAAGCAGAAGGACTTCGCCAAAATGTTTTGCGCGGAGTGCGAACTGCATTTCGGGCCGCGTGGAAAGCAGAGGTTGGCAGCAAAGGTAAGAAGTCGTTTGAGGGTGAGTATGGTGAATACTACAAGGAGTTCATGGAAATCGGCGGCAAGATTGAATTCTTCGGACTCAACGATGTTAAGAAAATCAAAGGCAAGATTAAGTCCAAACTGTCTGGAAACAAAACTGCCGACACGCTCCGGTTTTTGAAGGACAAAGCAAGCGACATAAACGCAGCCGTGGAAAACACCATGCGTTTGTCGGTGTACGCGAATGCCCGCAAAGCTGGAATGTCAAAACTCCAAGCATCCAGTCTGGCGAAGAATATCACGGTCAACTTCTCCAGAAAGGGGGAGTGGTCGAGCGCACTAAATAGTTGGTTCCTGTTTTTCAATGCTGGAGTCCAAGGCACTTATCGAATGGTGCAAGCGATGGAAAACAAGAAGGTGCAAAAGACCACGGCTGGAATTGCCGCCTTTGCCGTGGCTCAAGATTTCATCAACAACATCATTTCAGACGAAGACGAGGACGGGGAAACCTTTTACAAGAAAATCCCCGAACACGTTAGGGAGCGGAATATGGTTATTATGAGTCCCTTTGACGGAGAGGACTACATCACTATTCCAATGCCGTATGGGTTCAATGTGTTTCATTATGCTGGAACAAACATTAGCCGAATGTTGCGCGGCGAAATATCCAGTTGGGATACGATAGCCAACACAACAAATTCTGGACTCAACGCATTTAACCCAATCGGTGGGGCCAGCGATATGTTTTCGGGGCCGGGCATCATGCGAGCCGCAACTCCAGATGTTCTTGATCCGTTCACCGCAGTTGTTACGAACCGCGACTGGAAGGACGACCCAATTCGTCCAGAGTCAAACCCATACGACAAATATGAGAAGCCAGATTCGCAACAGTATTTCGGCAATGTGTCGGAGTTGTCCAAGTCGGTCGCATCTACACTGAACTCTCTCACTGGAGGAACCACAGTTAAAGGGGGATTGATTGATGTTAGCCCCGAAACCTTTGACCACTTTATGAGCCATGTGTTTGGTTCAATGGGTAAGGATGCGTTTCGGCCTTTCACGGAAGAAGGTGCGAAGCGGTTGCCAGTCATTAACAGATTTGTTGGTGGACAAACCACCTACTACGACCAAGAAAACTACTACAAACTCCGTGGGGAAGCGTATCAAGCCGACGATCAAATCAAGGCATACCGGCAGGAGGGTGAGGTTAAGAAGTTGCGGGAGTATGCGGAGGAAGCCGCTCCACTCCGTCGTATCTTGCCGCGCATCAAAGAGACGGACAAACAGATTAAGGACATCAACCAACGGATGCGCCGAATTGAGGCGAGCAAATCCATGTCTGATTCGGCAAAGGAAGAACAACTGGAAAAACTGAAAGAGCGCAGAATCCAGTTGATGAAACTAACCCGCAAACGATTCCTTACATTGACTGGAAATGAATAGTGGAACACGCCGTCATCATAGGTGGCGTGGGGGAGCGACTGGTTGAAGCCGAACTTCTCAAACAAGGGTTCGTGGTAGCCACACCCAGCGTGGACATTGATGGGTACGATATGCTGGTGGAATGTGGGTCGAACTACTTCCACAAACTCCAAATCAAAACCTCAAAACTTCCAGCACTGGAAAACAACAAACCCACTGGATATAGGTTTACAAATTTTTCCAGCCGCGCTGCCGATTTCTGTATATTTGTCTGCCTGTTGCACAACGCATTTTACGTCATGCCGATGTCTAAAGTCGGGTCTGGAATCAAGGTTGCGGGCGATGGAAGCGGTCATTCCAAGCATGAAAAATATTTTTCTGCATGGCACATTTTGAAGGAAAAACCACACGGAAAAACCGTGACGTAAGTCGTTGGTACTGAGGCGTGTAGCATGGTAGCACAGCGGTCTTTGACACCGTTAGAGGAAGTTCGAGCCTTCCCGGGACAACCACCTTCTAAAAGTTTTTTGTTGATTTCCTCAGCAACCGAGTGCATTTTTTTCGGCGATGGCACACTCCGCTACGCACGACGATGGTACACTCCGGGTTCATCGAGAGCAATCTGACCCCCAAAATCTGGATGACATTGCGGTTTTCCGAGACGATTATCGCGAAGAAAATACGCCTTATTATTATCGTGACGGTGAAAAACTTCGCTTCACCCACCGGGGCCGACACTACTCCTTGTATCAGCAAAAACTGGCTGGCCCGTACTATGTGAAAATCCAGCGGAACGGATTTCGGAAACAAACCTCCACGCAAACAAACGAACCGGAACACGCCGTGCGGATAGCGGTGGATTTGATTGACCAGTTTTTGTACGACGCCCCACGGCAAATGTCTACGGAGCCAAGGTCGTTTGCCAAACTAGGTTCGCTCACAAAAACCTACTACACAATCGGACTCAAACACGGGCTGAAGGAGAAGACCCTCTTGGACAACATCGCCGCGCTCAAACGCATCGTCGGTAAACGCTCTGGATTTCCCACAACTCCAGTGAGTCATCTTTGCGGCAAGGTGATCCGCGATTTTTACGACGCCGAGATGGAACAAGTGTTGGGGCAGGGGGAGGAAGCGCGGCAGAAAGCCCTGCGCGGAATTAAACAGGCACTATCCAAGGCGCGGTCAATTTTCAAAACATCTTACCTCCACCGCTACGAGGATGTTGGATTGTATGTGGGAGACATTGATCCGTTCTTGAAAGAACCCGTTGAGGCTCCAGTTGTTTATGAGCATGAGCCGGTGGATACAAAAATCATTGAAGGGCTGGAGGCCAAGCTCAAGGCGAACAAGGAGGCCCAGCCAGAATTTTGGGCGGCATATTTGTTGGCGAAAGCCACGTTGCGCCGGGGCGAAATCAACCGAGCCAAATGGGACTGGATAGATCACACGGACGGCAAGAACCCTGTCATTAAAATTTCAGCCGATCAAAAAGGCAAGCGACCCACAACCACCCCCATTGATCCAGAAGTTTTCAAAGAACTCCAGTGGTGGTGGAAGGTCACGGGCGACAAGGAGTACATCATTCCAGAAAATGGTTTCCCGTCTGCGCGAGCCGGTAAGACGTTGATGGAACTGGACAACTGGTTTCGCCAAAACGGATTGGACACCGATCACACGTTCCACGAACTCCGCGCCCACACACTTCACCTAGTACGGGAAAAATATGGGGAGGAAGTCGCGAGGCGAGTCGCACGGCACAAGTCGGTGACAACCACGGTTCGCCACTATGCTGGTGAGAAAAAATTACCCGAAAAATTTTCCATAAAATAAATGGAAAAAAAACTTGCAAAAGATCTGGTGGTGTTCCACCTTGGGTTTCGCAGCCGTGACAGAACACAAACAATATGCCAAACCAACGCGACCCTGACAAAAAACAGCTTCGCGCTTGGATGTACTCAAGCGACCTTGATTTTCTCAAACGCAAGGCCGCAGAGTTAAATATGAATGTATCTGAATTAGTGCTTAAATTGACTAACGAACTAAAAAAGGAAAACAAAAAGAACAATGGGGGAAAATGAACAACAAGTGTTTGACGGTTTTGCCGAACAAAAGGGACAAGCAAAATATGGACTGTATAAGAACGCCTCAAACGCGGCGCGATATGCCAAGAAAAACAGCACTTTGCTGGTGGTGATAATTGTGTTGCTGGCCTTTATTTTAATTGAGTACAAATGGCCAATTGATGAACAGGAACAAACCACCGGCTTAACGCTACAAGCGGCGAAACATTTGGCAATTATTTCAGAACAGAAACGACAAATTGATACATTGAACCTCCACAGCGAATTTCGCGATGAGCGGGAGTTGGTACAAATGAAAAAAATCCGCCAATTCGCAGAGAGCAATTATGTTTTTAAAGGCATGTTGTTTGACGAGCCGAAGTTTTACGTTGCCGCAGCAAATAAAAACGATTTAAGGCAACAGGGACACTATGGCGACCCTCACAAATTTACATTCTCTCGCTGGAATGTTGCCCTTCGGGCCAG